CCACCCTTATCCCTAGCAAGCGAAAACAAGCTTCCAAGCCATTGGCTAGAAGCTACTGCGCTGATTTATTCACGCGCGAAGAAATGACCAATAAGGTCAAATACAACGGGGCTTTAAATCCCGAGAGGAGAAATGCCAAATGGCAAAGGTAATCACAATGGGATACACAGATACTCCTGTATCAGGGGTAACTGCACTAACTTTTCCGCGAGCAATCCTAAATTTCGATAAGGATTTTCGCATTAAGTCGAACGTTAATGGAAGAGAGATCGTTCTTACGAACATCACTTCCCCTATCGATCGTCCCGAAAACATCCGCTTGGCTCATTCCGAGATCACTAATGTTTACAGTGGTACTGGGATTGAACCATCAGTTGCTGCACCAACGAAACGTGGGTACAGCATCTTAGTACAAATCACGGACACAGTTTCAGTCCGCGATGACCAGGATGCAGATTTCCGTCTCGACTTCCCATTATCTTACCATTCGGTATTAAAAATACCGGCGTCTGAGTATATCACTACAGACATCGTTAAGGTAATGATTGGTCGACTTCTCAGTAGCTTATTCGACACCGGTTCGGTAACGAATGCGCGTCTCGATGCTATTTTACGTGGGTCTCTTGTTCCGACTGAATTGTAAGCGAATGTCGTCGTGCTCCTAAACATTGTAATTTCGTCGATTATTATTATATCGATTGGATTACTTATTTATGAAACATTACACACTCACTCACAATAAAGGAGGAAACATCATGAGACCTAGCCAAACAATCCTTGTTTTGGAAGCCCTGAGAAATAAATTCTCGGGCCCCCTATATAGGAAAGGGGTCAGACTTAGTCTGGAAGATAGACAAACTGTCCTTGATGTTTACCAGCAATGGTTAGCATTAATGATAGATTTGGGCTACCTACATCACGTAACATTAGAAAGAGATGCACGGAGACTCCTAACAACTATGTTAGAAGTAGACGTGTTATCCCTCAATAATGCTTTCACTGATCTTTTGCATCTAACAAGATGCCAAAGTAACAAAGGATTTAAAGCCCTTTGTCGGGAGGTTTCTCCACACCTTTACGATATCGTAAAGGATGATATGGATCGCCTCTTAAAAGGAGATGTGTTCGCTGCTAAACGATTAATGCAGGCTTTCGCCTACACTTCTCGTTTAACATTGGATGACATCGACTTGACCGATCAGTGCTTAACATCTTATATGGAAATCGAAGACAATATGTCAACGTATCTTCCAAAAGCGATGTTGTCATCTCTAAACAGCATAATTAAGAGATGGATGAAATCTTTTGACCCAGACCGTATCCATTGCGGACACGGTCCCGGCGGTGTTGCTGGGCACGGGAAAACTGCGCTTGAGATGAAATACAAAGATCTCACGTCAGACGCTTTATTGTCCTATGCTTTCGGTGACCCTCTATGGGTTCAATCTCCGATTCCGTCCACAATGGACAGAATCTCCCATACGATTTTTGTTGCGAAGAGTTACAAAACTTTCCGTACCATATCGATGGAACCTACTACCTTGCAATACAAACAGCAAGGTGTGTTGCGTGAGATTGATCGGGTGATTACAAGTTCTAGGTATCTGAGAAGTCATATTGACACTCATTACCAGCCTCGTAATCAATTACTTGCCAAGGAAGGTTCGTTGAATCGCAACTTTGCGACCATCGACCTTTCTGCTGCAAGTGACTCAGTGAGTTACTCCTTAGTGAAGGAGCTGTTCCGAGGAACAAAATTGCTACGTTACTTAGTAGCGACTCGTTCTTCAAGAACACTCCTTCCCGACGGCCGGCTGATTGATTTGAAAAAGTTTGCTCCTATGGGTTCAGCACTTTGCTTTCCCATTCAGACGATCATTTTCGCTTCAATTTGCCAGTATGTAACCCGTGAGCATGGCGTCACCGCAGATTATTCTGTCTACGGCGATGACATAATTGTTCCTACGCAATGTGCGGAGGATGTTATTCTAATCCTTAACTTATTAGGATTTTCTGTTAA